ACCCAGTCCAGCCCCTCCAGGTAATCCATTGCCTTAATCAGCAAAGGTGTGAGCTTGCCAGGCAGTTCAATGCCGCGTATTTCCGCAAATGAGGCAAGATCCTCTTCACTGACGTAGCTGTTGGCATCAGGAGAGGTGATATCGGTATTGATCATCGAATCATCCTGTTTATGGGGCTTTCGCCCCATTCGTTATTCTCCGGCAGGCGCAGTGAAGGTGATCTCATCAGTGGTTTTCGCCACTCCTTCAACCGTGCTGGTTACCGTGAAGGTGCCAGCAACGTCTGATGTGAGTTTCACCGTTGCACCACCAGCAGAGCCGGTTTGAGAACTGGCCGTGCTAAGCGTGCCGCCTGTGGAAGTCCACGCGACGGTTTTACCGGATACACCGGAGCCATTCAGCGTGTACTTAAGAGAAACAGTTACCGCGTCTGTGCTGTCAGCAGTTGCGGAGGTTTTATCCGCTGACAGAGTTACTCCCCCACCGCGGATTCCAGTTTGATGAGAACGCCCGCAGTGGATTTGTTACTGGTGAAGTGTTTCTTCCAGTTGCCCGCGGTACCGATGGCGGTCAGGTCAGGATTATCACCTTTGGCGGTATCCCAGCTGTAGCCCAGCAGTTCAACGTTCACGGTACCTTCAGCGCGATAGCCAATCGCAAGGTTTTCCTGATCGTTGATATCGTAGGAACGGAAGCCTGGTGCCTGAGACTCGGTAACAGTCACTGCGCCGGCCACCAGCCCAAGGATCGCATCAGCGTCCATGGTGTCGGTTACCAGCACAGGTTTACCCAGCGTGCCAGGCTGCCCGCCGTAAACCACCACGCCAGCTTCTTCGTAGATTTTGTTGGCAATCGCCTCATCAACAATGTCGAAGTAGGTCGCAGAGTGCATCACGAACAGAGCCACGCGGTTAAACTTGTCGCCGTATTTACGCAGGCCACGCGTCAGGGTCTTTTTACCGTCGGTCGCAATGTCGGCGGTTACGACCATGTCGGTGTTAGCACCAATCGCCGCAGTCAGTGCTTTCAGACCATATTTCACGTAGCCTTCCAGCGTGGCATCTGCCACATCAACGCCGATCACTTCGGAGAATTCGTCGAC